ATTATCAATTTTATAATATGGAACAACGCCTATGTTTGAGTTAACTAATTCACCATTTAAAAATATATCTAAAATTCCTCCACTATAATTAATTATAATATTATTCCATTTTTGTAATAATATATCTTTATTTTTATATAAAATTCTATTACTATTTTCGTCAAATTCAGTTAATTTATTCTTTGTATTTTCTTTTAAATTTTCCTGATTAATTGTTACCATTAAAGTATGTGTTGTAGCATTGTATAAAATATTAGGGTTTCCTCCAAAATTTAATAATGATGTGTATCTGCTATATGATGAACTTGTGCTTGGTGGAGAAGAATCAATGTAAATCCAAAATGAAATGCCATATTGATAATTAATGTTGTCCGAACCATTTAATTCTTGATATGTTCCTAATGAATATTGTGTGTCTGTATATACAGGTTTATTTACTAATTGTTTGCCACCTTGAGTATTTAATTTATTAATTAACGACGAAGTATTAAAGTATAAAACTAGTAATATTATTGTAACAATAAGCATCAATATAGAACCCATAGATGTTGCATTATATTCTCCAACTGCAAATTTTCCAATTGAATCAAACACACCGCTAAATAAATAAGGGATATAAAATAATGCATTTAAAATTTGTGTTGAACCGCCATTCTTTTTAGATTTTTCTGCTGGAAGAGTAACATTTAGCGTTTTGTATATTAGACCTAAAATAAGAATTACAAGAAGTAAATTTAATACAAAACTTACAATGCTCGATTGTCCTGATAAATTTTGAATATTATACACAATCCAAACAATTATTAAACTTGAAATAACAAATCCAAATAAAAATAATAACGAACGTTTAAATAAATTTACCTTATCATTTGCAATATCATTATTAAACCCATCAGGAAATGAATGCAACCCTAATAGTATTGACCATGTTATACAAATTAGAAGTATTATTATAATACCAGCAGCAGCTATAGCTTTATTATTAAAAAACCCTCCAGGATATTTTGATATTGTCACTGTAATTGCTATTAAGAATAATATAAATCCTATATTTCCATAAAATGAAAAATTTGAAAAATTATTAAGAAAGTTGCTGGATTTTACTCCTTCTGTTGGGTTAGTTTCCTTGTCAGGTAATGTCAAGATAATCATTAAATATAAAAAACTAAAAACTGTTATTATAATAGTTAATAATAATGAGTAACCAAAATATTGTTGAATATAACCTCCAGGGTCAATATTATAGTAAACAATAAATACAGTTATTAAACAAAAAAACATTATCATTGTTTTAATTCTTTCGTAATTAACATTAAACTCTTCAATATAATTTTGTGTAGAACCTTTGTAAAACATAAATGCTCCTAAAGCTGCTGTAAGCGGAGTAATAATGTAAGCATACTCATTTATTATATCATTTGGCATCATTGTAAAAAATAAAATTAAAAATATAGTATAAAGAATAACATATGTTACACTAGTGATTTGACCAAATAAGTTTTTTACTTCTTTTAAATTAGGTAACAATACAATAGATATAACAACTACTAACAGCATAAAAAAAATAACAATAAAAATATTACCTGCAAGTTCGTTTTGAGATTTAGATGGTTCTTTAAAGGGTAATTTAACGTCAAATGCCTTCAAAAATACAATTGTAGTTGAAATTATAACAAACAAAATTGCCGCTCTAAAAATAAATATAAGTTGTGGATTTTTTTTTACAATTGATGAAAATGATGAAGAATCTGTATTTATGTTATTTGCATTCATATATTAATGTAATAGAATAATAATTGGTTTTATAAATTTATTCTATTAAATATTTTATTTATATTTATGTTTATATTTATTTATATTTATTTATATTTATTTATATTTATTTATATTTATTTATATTTTACATTTGTTTTTACAATGTTAAAGGCCTTTACATATTTTCACTAGCTGTTTTTTTACCATGACAATTTCTACATAATGCAACTAAATTCTGTACATCATTTCCCCCACCATATTCTAATCTTACACGATGATCTATCTCAAATGTGTGGTCTAGTTGTTGTTTACAGTTTCCACATTTCCAGTCTTGATTAGATGCTACATATTTTTTCTTTGTTTCACTTACTGAACGTTTTGTTCCTCCTTTACCAGAACTCAGTATTTTTCTCTCTCCACAAAATCCAGGTGTCTGGATTCCATTAAAAGATTCCATGAAAGATTCTTCTTCATTATTTCTACCAGTTGTAAAATCAATTATAGGACTTAGCATATCCATTGAATTTTTATCAATTGGCATAAATTTTACCATATTATTTGCATATAAAAGTAAATTTCTGCCTTGGTTTGGATTTTTTTTTAATAATACATATATACCTACCCCTAAAAGAACATAAAATATCATTTTATAATATTTTTTAAATGACCATATCATTTTTGTATATTTTCCATCTGCATATGCGTTATATACAAAAAATGCTGTTAATCCTAATACGAATATTTCTAATCTCATTTATATATATTATTAAAAAATATAAAAATAATATAATATATAATATTATAATATTATAATAATGAAGAGCTTGTTTCTAACAGCAATTTTGTCTTTTTTAAGTGTCAATCATTCTTTCAAGAGCTTGAGAGGAACGCAATATACTACAGATGCTCTAAATGATAAAATTAACGAGTTGCCTGGATTATATGATGAGATATATTTTAATCAGTTTAGCGGTTATTTAAATTTACCTACTACTAAAAAACAAATACATTATTGGTTAGTTGAATCTGAAAAGGAACCAGAAACCGCACCACTTGTTTTTTGGACAAATGGAGGACCTGGGTGTTCTGGATTGATTGGTTTCATGACTGAACAAGGACCTTTTAGACCAGATAATAATGGAAATTTAAAAATTAATAAATGGAGGTGGAATGCGATAGCAAATATGGTATTCTTAGAACAGCCTATCGGTGTTGGTTTTTCTTATTCTGATAATACAGATGACTATAAAATTGGTGATTCGCAATCAGCAAAGGATAATTTGCAAACTATTTTAGCATTTTTACAAAGATTTCCTCAATATGCGAATTCGCCATTATTTATTACTTCTGAGAGTTATGGTGGTCATTATATGCCTACATTAGCATCTGAAATTGTAAAATATAATCAACAAAATGAAGGAATTTTGAATTTTAAAGGGTTTGCAGTAGGAAATCCATATACAGATTATTATTCTGGTGTTGGTGCTGAAATGGAAACATATTGGGGAAAACAATTGCTCCCCAAGCCTTCTTGGGATAAATATATTGATAATGGTTGTCTTGATGCACAAACACAATTAAACAACTCTGTATGTAGCACTCTTATAATTGATTTTATGAAAAAAGTTGGAAATCTCAACCCGTATGCACTTGATTATCCTGTTTGTATCAGCTCACAACAAGCATGGACAACATCTATGATGTCAGATATTATTAAAAATGTCAATCCTGAAGCACACCAGAGTTTTAGTTATATATTTAATAGTATTCCTAAAAAAGAAGATTATGAACCGTGTGAAGATAATTATGCCGCTAATTATTTAAATATTGAAGATGTAAAGGCTGCTATGCATGTTAAAAATGATATAATTTGGGAAGAATGCTCTAGAACTGTGAAGTATGAATATTTAGACAAAATGTTACCAATGGAGCATTATTATAATGAACTTTTAAATTCTGCAAGTGATAAAAATTTAAGAATACTTGTCTATTCAGGTGACGATGACAGTGTTTGCGGCACAATTGGAACTCAAAAATGGATTTGGGATTTAGGATTCAAAATTAAATCAACAAATTATTGGAAGGTTTGGAAAATTGATGGTCAAACCGCTGGATATATTACACAATTTGAAACTCCTTTTTCAAAGGAACCAAGACTTTCATTTGCAACTGTGCATTATGCAGGACACGAAGTTCCAACATATAAACCTAAAGAAGCCTTTTATCTATTTAAGGCTTACTTAGAAAATAATTATACATTTCAAATGTAAAAAGATATAAAAATATGTAAAAAGATGTAAAAAGATATAAAAAGATGTAAAAAGATATAAAAAGATGTAAAAAGATATAAAAAGATGTAAAATAATTTAGATTGATTTGTTAAATTATTTTATTATTTAATTTTTTTTAGGTTTATTTTGTAAATTTGTCATTGCCTCTTGACCATATGCTCCTTGCAATTGAAGTGTTCTCATTATTTGCGTGTGACTTTTTGAAACTTTATAAAATCCAAACATAGCCAAAAGAATAATAATATATGGCAATAATACTAAGAACCACGACACTGATTTATATCCTTTATCGCATAACAAAGACAAAATATATGTCCAAATAAATGCAAATATTAATTTGACAGCAACTGCAACAATCGCAATTCCATTAACTAAAGAAATAATTGATGCAATTACTGCAATAGCAAAATATATTTTTGCTGGTGTGCAAAGTTTACTAAATTCCTTATTCATTATACATTATTGTAATATTTTTATTCTAAAGATAAAAAAATTGGGTTTTTAAATCTTTTTTGTTTTGGTGTTCTATTGAATAATTTGTTTTTATTTTTAATTGTTTTATTTTTATTATATTTTAACTCACTAGCAACATCTTTTCTGGTTGATGTAGATTTTATAGATTTTATAGATTTTATATATGGTATTTTTCTTTTTAAATTTACAATTTCATAAATAATTTTCTTAATTTCTTTTAAATCAGCATATAATTCTTTTATATTAATTGGTTTATCAGACGATGAATATAAGTAATTTACATATACACTTTTTAAATATTTAAATAAGTCTTTTTGTCTTAACGTTAAATTATTATAATTATTTGATAACATTTCAATAAATGTATAATAGCAATTAATAAATCCCCATATATCAACATTTTTAATAAACACATTATCTAAATATTCTCTTAAATTTAAAGAACCATCAGTTCGAAATTTTGTGTATTTAATCAATATCTTTGTAATATAATCAGTTATTATTGACATTGTAAATTCTGTTTCAATAATCATCGGTTTACTATTTTCTGTTGTAGTTGTCAAACTATTGCTGTATAATAAGTAAAAAATTTCGTTTATAAATTTATAATGTCCTGGTCCTCTTTTTTTATTCCAATAATTAATATAATCTAAAACAAATGGTTTTAACATCTCGAAATCTTCGTAATTTCCACCTTCTTTTATATATTTTGAATATTTTTCAACAAATTCATCTGAAAAAATAATTACAGAAAATGGAACATTAAATTGCAATGGTCTATTTCTCCATGGTTTTGGGAAAGGATTATTATTAAATGGTGAATAGCTTGTTGATAGCCCCCAATCTATTAATCTTGTTTTTATTTCTATTGTTGTATCATCAACTAATACATTTGAATCTTTAATATCATTATGAAAAATATCTTTTTTATTCATTGGCAATATTCCTTTTTTCAGTAATTTCATCATGCTGTTATGTAAAACATACAATTTATCGAAAGAACCATTCTTATAAATATAATCATCAATTGGAAGACCACCGTTTGGAATATTCAATGACATTAATTCATTCAATTTAGAATTTATGTTTGTTTTTGTAATGTTATCTTTTGGTAATGCAGTGCATTTTTCAGTAAATTCTTTTAAATCTGTTTTTTGTAGTTTTGATGGTTTACAAAGAGTAATGTCATGTAATAAAAAAAAGTCTTGATAATTTTTAATTGAATCTACTTTTTCTTTAATTGAAATTATTTCTTCATATTCTTCAGTAGCATGTCTATCTGTCATAAGCTTCGATATTTTATTCATTTCTCTTTTTTTTGCTCCTTCACATTTTAAAGCTGGTGAAAATACACATCCGTAACCTCCAGATGCTAGTGCTTTACCTCCTTTTTCATTTTTCATTGAATATATATATATATATCATATACACAATAATTATCTTATTTATCATATAAATAGTATATTAATCCAGATATTCCTAATATTATTACAATATACATTATTTTCTCTCTGATTTTATAATATTCTGATATTTTTTCATCTTGAGTTTTATACTCATTATAGTATTTTACGAAAAAATCATTAAATGTTATTTGAGGTTTTTCTAGTTGTTCATTAATCTTATTGTGTATAAAATGCATCCAACGCACAAAAGAATCGCGATTATCTAAATATGGTGAAATTGGATATTTATCTATTAATTTACTAAATTCACTTGAAATTTCTTCAACTGGAATAAATAATGGTAGGTTTTGGATAAATTCATAATACTTTTTTTTCGTAACTGTATTTGGATGATGAGGATAAGTCATAGCTATTGTGTGTAAAAAAAACCAATAATGTGGTCCCCATACTTTTGGGTCTAGATATACAGTTGGCATTAATATTTTGTAGTAAAAAAATATTAATTATTAAACTATTACATATAAAATTATTCTTATTTTTGTAATATATTGATTGCAATGCATATTGATGGATTTAGTGAATGTAAATTGCAATAATTTGCGATATTATAGAAGTAAATGCTTTTCAAGTATATAAACCTTTGGACATTTAAGTTCGCACAAAATATAATAAAAAATATA